CAACAAAACCATCAAGAGCCTTATTAGCAGCCTCTAAACCTTGAGTTTTAGCAATATCAACCAATTCATCTTGGTTTAAAAGAACAGCCCAGGAATCCCGACCACCATTCTCGCTATCAATATCTACCTTAATTGTCGTCTTCATAAGGTTATTTACAATAGCTATGAAATAATACAACTACACCTTAAGAGCTTTATCCCAAATAACCAATTGCAGTCTAGGAGAAAAATTAACATGCATTGCTTTAGCATATTCTGCAACAGCAGCAGCGTTTTGTATATGTTCTTCTCTTGAGCCACAACAAGGCATAAACCAAATTCTATGTAAAGGAACATTTATACCTTTATCATCTTTTACATATTTTCTCCAAATTTCTTCTATATCTTTATCAGATGTAATAACAAATTTAAACCCTGAGCCCGCTACTACATGCCATTTTAATACCTCTGGTACATATGTCTTTTCCTCTGGATCACCATTAGTAGTTAATTTTGGTGAAGTTGTAAACGTAGCGTTATATTTCTTTGTCCAATCCTCATGTGGAATTAGAGTAGCGTTCGTTTCGAAATCGATTAAAGGTATAAAAGCATACCTCGAAACAAAGGCTTCAACAAACTTTAATAATTGTTTTTGCTGAATTAAGGGCTCACCACCTGTTATCTTTAAAATTGCATCATTTTGTAGATGTTCAATATAATGATTTTCTTCCATCATTATAAAAATGTCATAAAAAGACATCTTATTTTTTACCGACCAAGAAACAAAAGAGTCGCACCCGTTCGGTGAATCTTCTGATGCAAAGCCCTTACATGTAAGATTACACATTGCCAACCTCATAAAAACGGAAGGCTTACCTACATACTCCCCTTCCCCTTCTACAGTATAAAATACTTTATCATCAGATAAAAATAACGTTTCATCTTTAATACGAAGATCAATATCACTCATACCTTATAATATATAGTAGGTTCCTCGATAATCTAGACTAAATATAATTGGTGAGTAAAAAAAGTCGCCAAAGGAGAGGTAAGGAGTTAGAACCTCAACGGAAACAAGAGGTTAAAACACAAGACAACTCTCCATATGTGTTCCAAAGAGAAAAAATCTCTTATGATCTAACTATCAACGAATTACCTTGGACTGAAAAACAGAAAGCTATTATAGAGCTGTTTTTAAATAAAAATACTAAAGTTTTATTTTTAAAAGGAGTTGCTGGTACTTCAAAAACAATACTTTCTATGTACTGTGGCTTACAGCTTTTAAAGCAAAGAAAAGTATCAGATTTAGTCTTAATTAGATCTGCTGTAGAAAGTTCTGATAGTAAAATGGGATTTTTACCAGGCGATATATCAGAAAAATTTGGAGTTTATTTAGCTCCATTTAACGATAAATTTTCAGAACTTTTACCAAAAGCTCAAATAGATAAGCTAGAAAAAGATAATAGAATTAATATATGTCCTATTAACTATGCAAGAGGATTACACTTTGCGGTTAAATTTGTTTGCTGTGATGAGTTTCAAAACTTAACTGTTAGAGAGGCTCGTACTATGATGACCCGTCTTGGCGAATTTTGTAAGGTTATTATTTGTGGTGATCCAGATCAAAGCGACTTACCAGCTGGTAAATCTGGCTTTGTAAAAGTTTACAATGCTTTCAATAATGAAGAAGCGCAAAAACATGGTATATACTGTGTTGAGCTTACAGAGGAAGATATAGTAAGATCAGAAATTTGCAAATTTATAACACACAAATTTAAGGAAATAGAAGTAAATGGTACCGGTACTACGCACCCCAGCTAGTTCCTGCAAAAGGATTTGACCATCCAGTAGTTACTTTATTACCCACCCTGGCAGCATAAGGATCTGGATTATTAACCGGTTGTGGCTCCGGTGATTGTAGTTTAATTTCTTCCACCGGTACTGGTTTTTCTTCAACAGCTTCCTGTTTTTTATTTTTATTACAGCAACCTCCACATTTTTGCTGTTCAAAAATAGCAGAATTTTTTTCATGCTCCCAAACCTCTACCCGAGCAACATTAACCCTATCATTAGTACGTTCTTTAACGAACTCATTAGCTATTTTGAACACTTTTTCTGCGAACTTCTCAATACCAACCCCTTCATCCATTATTAATAGTTTAGCAGCATCGGCTGCCGCGAGTTGCTTAAAAAGCCCTAATTGAGGATCATCTCCTGCTACAACGAGAACATGATCAAAATTTGCTTCTAAAATGGACTTTAAATCTTTAAGACCCCCAAAGTCCATCACCCAGTTATTTTCGTCTAATGTTTTACAGTTAAACCAAAGCTTGGAAACTAACCTATAGCCGTGAAGATGTCTACAATGGGATTTTGCCCTAGGCTGTCTAAACGCACAAGACCCCAGTTCTATTATTTTAGTGCTTTGGTACATACTTATATTATAAAGTATGTATTATAAAATCAACCTATTATATGTTAAATACTTTTCTTAAAGTAGCTTTTACAAAAGCATTAAAAGATTCCTTAATAGTATCTTCACTATTTTCATCTTCTTTATCATGCTCTCCCATTGCTTTTTTAATAGCTTTATCTCTTGAGCCTTTAAATTCTTGTTCAGGAGTTTCTACTTCACCATCACCATCAAAATCTTTTTTAGCTTTTTGTTCTGCTGACTCTTTTAATTTTTTCATCTTTTCACTGTTTTCGTCTTTTTTCTTACCTTTACCAGCTTTAGAATAAGCGATTGCAGCGGCTTGTTTTCTAGCTTTTTCTTTGCTAGCAGGTTTTGATGTTCCGATTTTACCTGTTTTCTTGTAGTTTTTCATTTCCTTCTCAATATTTTTGGAAATGGTTTTTTTAGATGAACCTTTTTCTAGTGGCATAATAAGATTATTTATATTCGTTTAATGCATTTTCTATATAATTGAAGTAAATCCTCATCGTTAAGACCCATCTGTCTCAGATAACTCTCTATAAATCCAACATCGTTAGAATTTATAATTTGCGCAACTTCAGGATCACTTTCACATTTACCTAAATCTTTTAATTTTAATAAAATTGATTTTTTAAATAAATTTAATCTAGAAATATTTTTTATAACACTTTCTTCTTTTTGAGGCTGCTCTATAGGTTGTTCTATACTTTGTTGTGGTACTGATTGGATAGGGTTTACATTTGCTGGTGCATTTACAATAAAGATTTTTACCATTCCATTACCGCAATTTTCTTTTAAAACATAACCCTCAAAGGCAGGTGCATTATAAATGCCTAGTTTTTCGGCCCAGAGTGGGTCTGTTTTAATACGAACTTTCTTTAACTTCTTTCCAAATTCTTCTCCTAAAGCTTTTAAAAATTTCATTGTAATTATTTATTGATTTTTAGCAATCCCACTTATACTTATTGTAATATGAGTAAGAAAAAACTTCAGCACGCTAATCACAATATAGTTCATACACCAGAAGAAACAGAAGAATTAATAGCAAAAGGAGCAAAGGCATATGAAAATTATTTAGACGCTCTTGGTTTCGACTGGCGTAATGACCCGCATAGTAGCAATACCCCGTATAGAGTTGCAAAAGCTTTTGTAACTGATTTAGCTAAGGGTTGTTATTCTGAACCGCCTAATGTTACAGCATTTACTAATACTGATGGTTATGATGGTATTGTTTGTCAGAATAATATTAAGGTAGTTTCACTTTGCTCACATCACCATGCTCCATTTACTGGGGTTGCTCATGTAGCTTATATCCCATCTAAGAATGGTAAAGTTATTGGTTTAAGCAAGCTTAATAGAATTGTCGATTGGTTTGCTCGCAGGCCCCAGGTTCAAGAAAATCTTACAGCTCAAATTCATGATTATGTGAATCAAGTATGTGAGAGAAATAGTGGTGTTGCTGTTATGATTGAAGCTAATCATAGCTGCTGCTCAAATAGGGGCATTAAACATGACTCTACAATGAGAACAGCTCGTATGTCGGGAGCTTTTCTTGATAATAAAGATCAGTCAAGAGCTGAATTTTATAAATTTGTAGAGTTTGCGCAGACTAACGATAAACGTTAAATCTTAACGTAAGCAGCAATTTCCTTTAAAAAAGGTTTACCAAGTAATATTTTCTGTTCATTTTTAGAACGATCAGAAATTGAAAAAGGTATTCTTTCATGTGGTAGTCCATTAACTTCTACATCAAATAATACAACAGGTCTTTTTTCTTCGTTACTAGAGCCAGTAACAGCTGTAATGAACTCAACTACTGGTTTAGTAATTACCATATTATTGAGAGTTTTAAAAGTTACTTGGTTATTTTCTATATTAGTTACAGCTCCATGTAAAACATTATAACCGCTATTACCAGTATCAGCTTCTGCTACACCAGAACCAATGCCATCAATATAAATATCTACGATATTATCTATATAATTTTCTAGAATCTTTAAATAAGTACTATCGAATAACATTAAATATATTTATGAGCATTAAGAAAGAAGTTAATCAATTAACAGAAGTATATTCATCCATTTTAAAAGAAAACGCCGATTACAGTGTAAATGTTGGTATTGATCCAAACGAAGCTGGTGTCGGTATAATGGATGTAGGAGCTACAACAGGTACAGATGCACCTACAAACGGAATTGATGAACTATCACCCGCATCAGCAGTTGTTAACGATGAGAATTGCGAAAAAAGCATGTTCTCACAAACAAGTGAAGATAGCAATCTCTCAATGGCTAAATCTGAAGTTTTTAAAATTTATAAATCTGCATGCTCACTTCAAAAACTCTTAATGAGTTCTGATTGCGTCGTTGAACCATGGCAGCTAAGCAAGATT